GCTGCAGGAGCGGCGCACCTGCGACATGATCGAGGTCGACCATGTGTGGTCGCCGGCGACGGCGCAGGAGATCGTCGAGCCGCTGCTGGTGTCGATCGGCCGCTATCCCGACGGCCGCATCGGCGAGGTGTTCATCGACGGGCGGGAAAAGGGCAAGGGCAAGGTGGCGCAGCGCACCACGGCGCTCAGGCAGGACGTGGCGGTGCTGATCTCGATCGCGCTGCAGTACGGCGCGCCGATCGAGGTGCTGCGCGATGCCATGGGGCGCGGCGAGGTGCAGGCGATGGGCCGGGTGCGGGTGATGCCGCACACCATCATCGGCAGTGTGCTCGACGCGCTGGCGGCCGAGGCGGCGGCATGAGCCTGTCGCCCGAACTTGCCGCCCTGCGCGACGAGGCGATGGCGACCAGCTGCGCGTCGTGGGCGATCCAGAAGCGGTGGGGTCTGCGCGGCCGGCACGAAATGGTGGGTGCCTGCCCGAACCCCGAGTGCGTCGGCGGCGGCGGCGTCGACCGGTTTTCGATCAACACGGTCAAGAACGTCTTCAACTGCCGCAAATGCGGGATCTCGGGCGAGGGCGTGATCAAGCTGGTGATGGACACCGAGCATGTCGATTTCGTGCGCGCCTGCGAGATCGTGACCGGCCGCACGGTGAGCGAGCCGATCGACGAGGCGAAGGCGGAACGGGCGCGCCGGGAGCGCGCGGCCGAACTGGCGAGGCGCGAGCGCGCGGCGGAAGCCTATCGCGAGCGGGCGCGGCGCGACGGGCTCGCCACCTGGTCGGCCGGCTTGCCGCTCGAGGCGCCGGAGGCGCAGCCGGTGCTTGACTACCTGGCGCGGCGCGCGCTCGACATCCGCGGGCTGGAGCAGGCGCCGCTGTCGATGTTCCATGCGCTGCGGTGCGCGCCGGAGCTGGCCTGGACCGAGGCCTATATCAACCCGGAGACCGGCAACCGTGGCTGGAGCACGCTGCATGTGGGCCCGGCGATGCTGGCGCACATCGTGCTGCCGGTGCGGCTGCAGGCGGCGCCGCTCGATGCGCGGCTCGACCCGCTCGGCCGCTTCGGCGGCGTGCACATGACCTGGATCGACCTCGGGGCGCCGAAGGGACGGCTGGTGCTGCCCGACGCTCCGGCAGAGGGCAGGGAAGGCAAGGGCAAGCCGCGGCCGACCAAGAAGGTGCGCGGGCGCAAGAAGGGTTGCGTCATCCCGCTGTTCACCCCGGCCGGTGCGCGCCGGCTGGTGATGGGCGAGGGGATCGAGTCGACGCTGACGCCGCTGGTGCACGCGTTCGAGCCCGACACCGCGTACTGGGCTGGCATCGACCTCGGCAACATCGCCGGCGCACCGATGGAGGTCGACGGCCGCAAGATCTGGGACGAGCCCGATCTCGACGATCTCGAATGCTTCATTCCGCCCGACTGGGTGGAGGAATTCGTGCTCCTGGGCGAGGGCGACGATGCCAGCGTGCACAGCCGCGAAAAGAGCCTATGCGGGCTGCGGCGCGCCAAGCTGCTGCGCGAGCGCGCGCGGCTCGAGCGGGCGGAGCTGCCGGCGCTCACCGGCATCTATGTGCCGCCGCCCGACGGCGACAGCGACATGAACGATCTGGCCCGGCGCGAGCTGGGCGAGGGGAACGACGCGACTGACACCACCGCGGCGGCGGACGGGGGACCTCAGGCGGTTGGACGAGCGGATGCAATCGCGGCCGATCGGACAGAGCGCAGAGGCGAAGACGGGGCACGATGACCAAAAAGACATCGCGGGTGCGTGATGCCATGGCCAAGGGCGAGGCTGTGACAGCCGAACCTTTCGACCCCAGCAAGGTGGCGGGTGACACGCCGGCCGCGCAAAAGCGGCGGACGCCGCGCAAGCCGCGCCCCAAAGCGGCCGCGGCCGAGCCGCCGGATGCCGGCGATCGGGATGACTCGGATGCCGAGGCGCCGAACTGGACCGAAGAGGAGCTGGCCGACGTCGCCGACGATACGCGGCCGCCCGAGCTGGTCGCAGTCGAGACGGCGATCGCGCGGCTATGCAGCGGCTACGACCAGAACGATGCCGGCAACGCGCAGCGGCTGATCGCATGGTTCGGCCCCAATCTCTGCTATGTCTCGGGCATGGGGTGGCTGACCTGGCGCGGCACGCACTGGCAGCGTGACGAGGGCGAGCTCGAGGCACGGCGGCTGTGCCAGCTGCTGGTCGAAAAGATCAAGCTCGAGCCGGCGCACATCATCGCGACGCCGGCGCAGCAGCGTCTGCTCGATGCCGCGGCGCACGCCATGAAGGTGGAGTCCGACGACCGGACGCCGGCGCAGCATGACCTCATCGGCCGCGCCGCCGCCCTGCGCAAGGAGCTGAACAGCCGGCGCAGCAAGCGCCGCAATTTTGCGGTTTCCTCGGGAAATTCCGGGCGCACGACGGCGATGCTGGCGCAGGCCGCGAGCTTCAAGGCGTTCGACCAGAAGAAGCTCGACGCCAATCACATGCTGTTCAACGTGCTGAACGGCACACTGGTGTTCAGCCGCATCGACGATCCGGAACAGGACACGGAAGGCGCCGACGTGGTGCCGCGCAAGATCGGCCACGTCGACATCCGCCCGCATGACCGCGAGGACATGCTGACCAAGATCGCCGATGTGGAGTACGCGCCCGAGGCGACCTGCCCGGAGTTCCAGAAGTTCCTCGACCGGATGATGCCCGACGAGAAGATGCAGACCTGGCTGAAAGTCAGCCTGGCCTATTCGCTGCTCATCGGCGGCAATGGCGCGCAGAAGCTGTTCTACCACTACGGCCTCGGCGCCAACGGCAAGAGCGCGCTGCTCGAAACCATCGGCGCCCTCGCGGGGACGTATAGAACGACGGTTTCGCCGGAGACGATCACGGGCGACGGGCAGCAGCGGCAGGGCCAGCAGGCCAACCCCGACATCGCGCGGCTGTTCAACACCCGGTTCGTGGTGGTGGAGGAGCTGCCCAAGAACGTGCCGCTCAAGGAAAACCTGGTCAAGGCCATGTCGGGCGGCAGCCCGCTGACGGCGCGGTTCCTGCAGAAAGAGTTTTTCGAGTTCACGCCGATCTTCACCGCCGTGCTGTCGGGCAACACCAAGCCGGCGATCACCGGCTCGGACAAGGGTATCTGGCGGCGCGTGTCGATCATCCACTGGAAGGTGTCGATCGGAGAAAAAGACCCCAGCCGCGTCGAGTTCCCCGAACTGATGCGGCGCTTCGCGGCCGAGCGCTCGGGCATCCTCAACTGGCTGATCGAGGGCGCCATGCTCTACCTCGGCAGCAGCCTGATGGCGTTCGAGCCGGAGGAGGCGCGGGCCTTCACCGAGGACTATCGCATGGAGCGCGACAATATCGAGGTGTTCGCCAGCTCGATGATCGTGCCGCACCCCGGCCACAACATCCAGGCGGGCAAGCTGTTCGAGCGCTATCAGCAATGGTGCGCCGCGAATGGCCTGGTGGCCGCCAAGCAGCGCACGTTCGGGGAGCGGCTGGGCGAGCTCGGCTACGCCAAGAAGACCGGCCGCGTGTACGAGTACACCGATATCACCCTGCGGGCGCTGCCCGCCGCCGATGATGACCCCGGCTGGGCGCCACCCGAGGGGTTCGAGTAGCGCTGGCAGCCGGGCCTTTTCAACCCCGAAGCCCCGCAACCCCCTCCACGGAAAAGAGAAAAGGCAGTCGCAACCCTCGCCCGCGCTGACGCGCGGCGATACGAGGGTTGCGAGAGTTGAGCGAGGGTGAAATGCGAAACCTCGCGGCGGCTTTCATTAATGATTTCAGGGTTTTGCACCGCTATTGCGAGGTTTGCGAGGGTGTTCCTCGCGTATATGTGGAAGGGGTGCGGGGTGGTGCCTTTTTAGCGGCGTTCTAGGCGGGCGTTCTGGCGGGCGATTTTGTGTCTCATGTCACATAGGGGACCCTCGCCACCCTCGCCACCCTCGCTGGGCCCAGCGTTTCCGGCGTTTTTTATCTGCGAGGGTTAATCACCAACCCTCGCTAAACCTCGCAAAGGGGAGAATATGAGCAAACTGGGGGATATGGCCGAAGACCGGCGGCTCAAGGACCAGCCGCGGGGCAAGGTCCGGCATCGGGGGGATCGCACTGCCGGACCCAAGGATTTGTCGTTCATGCTGGCGACCGGGTTGCACTGGTACGCGCTGCTCACCCGTGCCGGCAGCGAGCTCGATGTCGAGGCGCTGCTGACGGCGGAGGGGATCGTGGCCGTGGTGCCCGTCCGGCGCGAGTGGCGCCGGATCAACCGGTATGTGAAGCGCAAGGCGCAGGTGCGCTATTCGCTGCTGCCGCGCTATGTGTTCGTCGGCTTTGGCGCGGGGCAGGCCTCGGACTATGACGACGAGGTTCGGGCCATCTGCTCGATCATGCGCCGGCTGACCCTGGTGCAGGGGGTTGTCGGATGGGATGATCTGCCGCGCCGCATGGTGGCGCGCGAGGTCGCCGTGTTCCTGCGCGACCTCGGCGAGGTGATCGCGCCCAAGTGGCAGAAGCACGTGAAGAGCGGCAAGGAGTTCGAGATCGGCGACGAGGCGCAGATCACGGCCGGCCCGTTCGAGGGGCACATCGTGAAGGTCGACGACGTGATCGGCAGGCAGGCCAAGGTGACGCTCGACCTGCTGTTCGGGGGAGGTGCGCACAACGTCCTGGTGCCTCTTGCCAATCTGGAGAAATCAGCTTAGCCCTCGACGCTGGATGACCGGAGACCCGTCGCAGGCCGCTCGATCAGAGCGCGGTTCCCGAGCGGCGAATGGCCCAGCCAGTCGATACTGGTGACCGCCACCTCTGCGTATCCAGCCATCCACTCCCAGCGGTGATGTTCCTCCTGACCTCCTCACTACGGCGCGGCCCTTCGCGGGCGGCGCCGTTTTCGTGAGAGCGTCGCCGCGCCGCAAAATTGCGGACGGTCGACGGCCCGGCGGGTCCTTCCCCGTCCGCCAAACCCATGCGGGACGTCTTAGCGCAGGTGTGCGGTAGTTTTGGGGATTTTTGGCAGGGTTGACGGGGTTGACGGACGTGCTCGGGGCGGTTGACGGCGGGTTGACGGAGACGCTCTGGGTGCCGATCGCGGAAGCGGCGCGGCAGCACGATGTGTCGCGCGCCGCGATGCACAAGCGGGTGTCGAAACTGATCGACGCCGGCCGGCTCTCCACCAAGGACGGGCCGCGCGGCACCAAGCTGGTGAACATCGTGGCGCTCAATCGCGTCATCGCGACGGAGACCGATCCGGCGCAGGCGCTGCGCAATGGCTCAGTGCCCGATGCGCCCGATGAGCCCGAGCTGCCGGAACAGCCGGAGGGCGACGGCGACAGCGGGCAGGGCGCATCGTCGCCGGCGTCGGGTGGATCGAGGAGCTATCACGCGGCGCGCGCCAGCCGCGAGACCTACCAAGCCGAGAGCGCGCGGCTCGACCTCGACGAGCGGCTGGGCAAGCTCTGCTACGTCGACGATGTCGAGCGCCGCACAATGACCGCCATGCGCAAGGTTCGCGACCGCTTCCTGGCGCTGCCGGCCGTCATTGCCGACCGCCTGGCCGGCGCCCCCGATGCTCTGGCCATTCGCGGCATCCTGAGCGCGGAAATTCGCGCCGTGCTGGCGTCGGCGGCCAAAGACATGAGCGGCCTGGACGAGGACGACGAGACCGATGCCTTCGCTGACCTTGCATCAGGAGAGCGAGACCCGGATCAGGCGTAACGGCGCAGTGGTCTATCGCGCAGCCTCGGCGGGCATCATGCCGGACCCGCAGGAACTGGTGTCGGTGTGGGCGGAGAACCACCGGGTGGTGCCGGAGGGCGGCGCCGTCGCCGGCGAATGGCGCAACAGCACGGCGTACTACCTGGTCGAGCCGATGGATGCGCTGTCGCCCAACGATCCGTGCGAGCAGGTGATCATCATCAAGCCAGCCCAGTCGGGCGGCTCGGCCGTTGCCGAAAACTGGCTCGGCTTCGTGATGCACCGGACGCCTGGTCCCGCGATGTATGTCGGGCCGACCGTCATCGCGGCCAAGGACTGGTTCGAGGAGAAGCTGCAGCCCACGATCGAGGCGACCAAGGTGCTGTCGCCGGCGAAGGGCGGCGTGGTGATGCCGCGCAAATCGCGGGCGGGCGACGGGTCGAAGGCGAACCGGACAAAGTTCAAGGGCGGTTTTCTGCTGTTGGCCGGCGCCAATTCCGCCGCGTCGCTGCGGCAGCACTCGATCCGCTTCATGGTGCGCGACGATCGCTCGGCCTGGACGGACAATGCCGACGGCGAGGGCGACCCCAAGGAACTGAGCAGCAAGCGCCTCAAGACCTATCGGCGGTTCGGCCTTGCCAAGGTGCTCGACGTGTCGTCGCCGAAGTTCAAGGGCGAGGATATCGACGCCGACTACCAGAAGTCGGACATGCGCCGGTACTACATGGCGTGCAGGGGGTGCGGGGCGCTGACGGATTACGAATGGGAGGATGTGCAGAAGAACGCTACTCCACCCTATCGCAGCCATCTGGTGTGCCCTGCCTGCGGGACCGAGCACTACGAGGGCGACAAGCCGCGGATGCTGGCGCCGGAAAGCGGCGCCTGCTGGGTGCCGACGGCGCCGGATGCCGATGGCGTTGTGCCGCCCAAGACGATCCCGGCGAGCGAGATTGAAGTCTGGCGTCATCGCCACACCGGGCGGCTCGCCAAAGGGTACGCGATCACCGGCATCATGAACGCGTTCGACACGCTCGACAGCCTCGCCCAGCTCGAGGCCGAGGCGGGTGACGATCCGGAAAAGCGGCAGCCGTTCGAAAACGGCGATCTCGGCCGGGCGTGGGAGCCGAAGGGCGAGGGTCCGCAGTGGGAGACCATCGCGGCGCGCAAGGAAGGCGACTGGCGGCGCGGCACGCTGCCCGCCGGCGTGCTCTACGTGACCCTGACCGCCGACGTGCAGGCGGACGGTATCTACTGGGCGTTCGTCGGGTGGGGTCCGGGGAAGCAGGCCTGGCACATGGATCAGGGGTTTCTGCCGGGCGTCACCGACGAGCCGCTCGGCGGCGCCTGGCCCAAGCTCGACATGGTGGCCGACCATGGCGTCAGTTTCGGCGGCGTGCGCATCGGCGCCGACATGATCGCGGTCGACAGCGGCTACAACGCCGAGGCGGTGTACGAATGGGTGCGGCGCCGTCACAATGCCCTTGCGGTCAAGGGCGACGACGGCTGGAGCAAGAACCCAATCTCCCGCTCGCAGAACGCCGAGGTGCAGACGCACGGGCTCAGCGCCGGCAAGGCCCGCCGCTATGGCATCAAGGTGTGGATGGTGGGCACCTGGAGCATCAAGGCGACGCTGATAACGTTCCTGGGCAAGGTGCCCAAGGAGGGAGGCGCCGGGTTCCCGACAGGCTACCACCATTTCCCCGGCGACACCGAGGAACAGTACTTTCGCCACCTCACGTCGGAATACATCGTGAACGGCGAACAGCGTCGCGAGTTCAAGCAGCGCGGCCCCAACCACTGGCTGGATTGCCTGGTTTATGCCTATGCGCTGACGCACTTTGCGCAACTGTGGTCGTGGTCCGAGGAGCAGTGGGACGTTCGCGCCCGCGAGCTTAGCGAAATGACCCGGCCGGCGCAGGCCGACATGTTCGTTAACTCGGCAAAAGCCGTGGCGATGCCGGCGCCAGTCGATGGCGACGCTGCAGATGGGGCGCCGGCGGCGCCGTTGCGCGCCAAGCCGCAGTCCGACGGGCTCGACGCCCTCTCGAAACTCAACCAGTAGGCGAAAATGGCCGACATGACGCTCGCCGAGATCGACCAGGCGCTCACGGATCTGCGCGCGGCCAAGCAATCGCGCCTGGTGGGCGGCGTCCGGACCAAAACCGCCTATGTCAGCGGGTCGGTGGAGAAGCAATTCGCCTCGTTGGACGAGATCAACGGCGAAATCGCCCGCCTCGAGGTGATGCGGTCGCGTCTCACCGGCACGGCGAGCGGGAACGGACCCATCCATGTCGGCTTCGGGAGGCGATATTGAGCAATTCCAAGCCGCGGGTGCGGGTGCAGGCGGGTGATGCGGTGGGGGCGAGTGCTCGGCCGGTCGCGCATGGTGGCTCTGCCCGTACCAGCTATGCCGCCGGTGACCTCGGGCACCCGTCGATGCTGGGCTGGATGCCGTCGTCGCTGTCGGCGGACGCCGAATGGCTCCGCGACCGGCCGATTTCGGTCGGCCGCATGCGCGATGTCGAGCGCAACGACGGTTGGGCCTCGGCCGGCATCGACCGGCAGGTCGATATGCTGGTCGGCGGCTCTCTGCGGATCAATCCGAAGCCGCGCGCGGCCGCCCTGGGCATCGACACCGACGCTGCGCATGAGCTCGGGCGGCAAATCCAGTCGCAATGGCTCGCTTTTGCCGACGATCCGATCTTCCGCAGCGACGCCGAGCGCGAATTGCCCTTCGCGGGGCAGGCCGGCCTCATGGCGCGCGAGTTTGTCGGCATCGGCGAGGGCCTCGCGGTGCTCCGCTGGATCGAACGGCCCGGCTGGACCTTCCGCACCGCGGTGCAGATCGTCGATCCCGACCGCTTGTCCAATCCCATGGGGCAGCCGGACACGGACCGCTTGCGGGCAGGGGTGGAAAAGGACGAAAACAACGCTCCCGTGGCCTATCACATCCGGCAGGGACACCCCGCCGACGTATCGAGCGCAAGTACGGCCGCGTTCCGGTGGGACCGGATCGAGCGCTGGGACCGGATCGGCGACTGGGAGCGGCCCAAGGTGCTGCACCTTTACGAAAAGCGCCGGCCGGGCCAGTCGCGCGGCGTCGGGCGGCTGGTGGCCAACCTGGTCAAGTCGCGGATGCTCAGCCGCTACTCGGAGTCGGAGCTGCGCACGGCGGCGATCAACGGCAGCATCGTCGGCGCCATCTACACGCAGCTCGGCGCGGAGTATGCGGCCGATCGGCTCGGCGGTGCCCAGCCGGGGAACGACTGGAACGACTTCAACTCGCAGCGAGCGAAGTTCTATGGCGAGCGGCGCGTGCTCGATGATGCACGCTTCGTCACGCTGTTCCCCTCGGACCGGCTCGAGCTCAACACGCAGCCGCGGCAGACGGCCGGTTACCCGGCGTTCCAGAAAGCGTTTCTGCAGGCGTTCGCGGCGTCGCTAGGCCTCAGCTACGAGCAGCTCAGCATGGACTGGAGCAGCACCAATTATTCGTCGGCGCGCGCCGCGCTGAACGAGGTGTGGCGCGGCGTGCAGCGGCTGCGCTCGATCCTGATCTACCGCTTCGCCGTGCCGCTCTATGCGGCGTGGCTCGAGGATGCGCTCGATGCCGGCGTCATCGACGTGCCCAAGGGCTGCGCCGATTTCTACGAGGCGCCTGCCGCCTGGCTCAACGCCGACTGGATCGGCCCGGCGCGCGGCTTCATCGATCCCGTCAAGGAGGCGCAGGCCTCGACGCTGCGGATCAGGGGCCGGATTTCGACGCTCGAGCGCGAAGCCGCCGAGCAGGGGCAGGATTGGGAGGACATCGTCGCCCAGCAGGCCCGCGAGAACGAAGCGATGCGCGAGCTGGGCGGCGTCGAGACCGACACCAGCATCATCGCGCCCACCGACACGCTGCCGGCGCAGCAATAGGTCCGATCTCCGAAAGGCCAGCAAATGCGAAACTTCGAACTCGACCTGCGTCGGCCGGGGCAGGTGCTGCTGCTCGAGCGTGGTGCGGCGCAGGCGTTGATCGAGCGCGTGATGGATGGTCGGCCGGCGCCACATTCGGGTGGCGGCCTGCTGTCGCGTGCGCTCAGCATGGTCGGGCTGAAGCCGCGGGCCATGGAGGACGATGATGGCAACGAGCCGCGCATCGATACCTCGCGGCTGGCGCTGCCCCAGATCGACTGGGCCGGCACAGTGGAGTGGGGCGAAGGCTATGCCATCGTCGAGGGCATCGCGATCATCGACATTCAGGGAGTGCTCACTCCCGATGGCTACATCGACTGGTGGAGCTGGTGCTGGGTCGGCGGCTATTCGCAGATCCGCGGCGCCGTCCGTGCCGCGCGCGCCGACGATCGCGTGCAGGCGATCCTGCTGCGGATCGACTCTCCCGGCGGTTACGTCGATGGCTGCTTCGACCTCGCCGACGAGATCGCCGCTGGCAATGCCAAGGCGGGCGGCAAGCCGGTTTGGGTCAACGCTCGCATGGCATGCTCGGCGGCCTACGCTCTGGCCGCGGCCGGCGACCACATCACCGCCCTGGCGGAGGCGGATGTGGGGTCGATCGGCGTGCTGGTGCTGCATGTCGATGTCAGCGGCTTTTACGCCGAGCACGGCATCAAGATCGAGGCGATCCAGAGCGCGCCGCGCAAGACCGACGGCGCCGAGTGGAAGCCGCTCAGCGAGGATGCGCGGGCACACCTGCAGGCTGTCGTCGACCAGATCGCGCGGCGCTTTTCGGCGACGGTGACGGCTGGGCGCGGGATTTCGGCCGACGACATCGCCGCGTTGCAGGCGCGCTGGTTCCTGGCGCGCCATGATGACCCCGAAATGTCGGGGCTGGCGCTGCACCTGGTCGACGATATCGCGACCGACGAGGCGGCATTTGCCGCGCTCAAGGCTTCCCTGGCCAATTCCAACGGCGGTGCGCCGAGCGGGTCGGGGTCTGAGGCGGCATCCGATGCCGGGCGCACCAACTCAACCACGGAGAGTGACATGGGACTGAAAGAGCAGATCGCGGCCCTGCGCGACAAGGCTGCCAAGGGCGACAAGGCGGCAATGGCGGAGCTCGCCGAAATGGGCGTTTCGATCAAGGCCGCGTCGGAGGACGACGAGGAGAAGAAGGACGAAGAAGCGGCTGAGGACGACAAGCCGGCTGACGACGATGCCGACAAGCCGGCCGACGACGAGGGCGATGACGAGACCAAGGACAAGGAGCCGAGCGCCAAGGCGACCGGCACCAAGGCCGGCTTCGCGTTGCTTCGCCACAAGGAAGCAAAGGGCAGGGCGGCCCTCGCCAATCGGCTGGCGGAGCAGGTGGTGAGCGGCAAGATGAGCTACGGCGAGGCCGTCGACATGCTCGCC